CGTCTTCGTCATCCTGGAGGGCCGTCACTTCGAGTCTGCCGCTGATGCTCCGGACCTGAAGGAACAGTCCTACAACCGGGTCGGTATCTTCATCGGAGACGTGGCGTCCGCTTCCGGTAACGCGGCTGTCGGCACTCTTGCCGGCCGTATCGCATCCGTGCCGGTGCAGCGTAACATCGGCCGCGTTGCTTCCGGAGCCCTCAAGCCCGTCAAGATGTATATCGGCACCGACCTCGTGGACGACGCCATGTTAGTCGTGGATGCCCTGTATGCGAAGGGATACATCACCCCCCGCATCTATGTGGGCCTTTCCGGCTATTACCTGGTAGATGACCATCTGGCAACCGCCGACACCGACGACTACGCCCATCTGACCGCCCGCCGCACGGTGGACAAGGCTGCGCGCATCGCCTACCTGACGATGCTGCAGTTCCTCCTGGACGAAATCGAGGTGAACACGGACGGCACCATGCAGCATCCGGTGCTCAAGAGCTGGCAGGCGTCCGTCGAGTCAGCCATCAATAACGAGATGACCGCTGCCGGCGAGCTCTCCGTCGTGGACGGAAGCGGATGCCGTTTCTTCATCGACCCCTCGCAGAATGTGCTCTCCACCTCCAAGGTGGAAGGGACGCTGAAGGTTCGTCCTTTCGGTTATGCCCGCGAGATTGTGGTCAACATCGGTCTCCTCACTCAAAACAGCTAACCTTATGTTCGACACCAGAGAATATGAATGGGCCGACGTCACCGTCGTGATGGCCGGCCGCGACGTCACCGGAATCCGGGGCGTCAGCTACACCTCCGCCCAGGAGAAGGAAGCGCTTTATGCCAAAGGCAACAAACCGCATGGCATCCAGCGCGGCAACAAATCCTACGAGGGGTCCATCCGCATCCTCCAGTCTGAACTGGACGCGCTGAACGAGGCCGCCGGCGGCGATGTGCTGGATGTGAACTTCAACATCATCGTTTCCTACGGCAATCCGTCCGAGGGGGATGTCATCAAGACCGACCTCCTTCAGGGTGTAGAGATTACCTCTGTGCCCAAGGGATTGAACCAGAACGACAAGTTCATGGAGATCGAGCTGCCCCTGATCATGCTCGATGTCGTGAACGACTACCAGTAAGATGGGAGGGGCCGTACCAATCGGCCCCACCCATTTAAACATCGTTTAAACACTATTTACACACAAGAAAATGTTCACCTACACAGAAGAACAGCTCAAAAGCTGGAAAGATAAATACGGGGAGGTCTTCGAGCTTGTCTGCGAAGACAAGAAGGCCATCCTGCACAAACCCTCCAGGAAGGATCTCTCCTTCGCCATGGCCGGATCCGACCAGGCCAAAAACTCTGTCAAATTCTCGGAAATCATGCTGAAGCAGTGCTGGATTGACGGCGATATGGCGTTCCAGGAAGACGACAACTACTTCTTCGCAGCCGTACCGGTACTCAGCGCGCTTTCTGAGGTAAAGGAGGCTGAAATAAAAAAGCTCTGACGCTGGCCGACGGCCGTCCGGAAGCCAATTTCATTGGGTACTTCGATACGCTCATACGATACTACCTTCACATGGATCCGGAAGGACTGACCGACCAGCAGTGGGCGCAGACCATCGCCCAGCTCAAGCACATCCGCCAATCAGAGAGTAAGAAGTTATGAACATCGCCCAGTATATCATCGATATAGCCGCCCAGGGGGACGGAAATGCCGTCTCCCGGGTCAAGGCTGTCCAAGGTGCCCTGGATTCCGCCGACCGATCGGCGGAACGCTTCTCCACGCGCATGAGAAAGGGCCTGGCAGACGCTTTCAGGTCCCTTCCTGGTGCGGAGTTCATCACAAACCCGATAGTGGCCTTATCGGCCGGAATAGGCGTTGTATCGAAGATGGGGATGGAGGCTGAAAAGACGGCCACGGCTTTCAATGTTCTTGTGGGTAGCGAAGACAAGGCCGCCAAGATGCTTGCCGAGCTCAACAAATATGCCGACAACACCCTATGGGACCGCAGCACCACCCAGACGGCCACTCAGACCATGCTGGGCTTCGGTGTCAGCACAGAGACAGTAGTGGACGACCTCAAGATGCTCGGTGATATTGCAATGGGTGACAAGAATAAGCTGCAGAGCCTGGCCCTTGTCTTCGGTCAGATCAGTTCTGCCGGAAAGCTTCAGGGACAGGACCTCATGCAGCTCATCAATGCCGGATACAACCCTCTCATGGACATGGCCGAATTGACCGGAAAGTCCGTGGCGCAACTCAAGGATGAGATGTCCAAGGGACTCATCACCTTCGACATGGTGCGCGCCGCCTTCCAGAAGGCGACCGGAGAGGGCGGTAAGTTCGCCAACATGACCGACAAGATCGCTCAGACGTCATACGGCGCCTTCGAGCAGCTGAAGGGAAAGCTTATCGGGACCCTGCTGGAGCTTTACAAAGTCATCCAGCCTTTCATTATACCCGTTCTCAATGCGCTCGGGAAGGGCCTGGAGTTCATCTCAAAGATGGCAACCTGGGCCTCCGAGCATCTTAATACGTTGATACCTATCCTCGCAGGCCTCACGGCAAGTATGGCCGCCTACAACCTGGTGGCCAATGCCGGAGTCATCGCCACGAAGCTTCTGGCCGGTGTGTTCAGGATTCTCAATTTCGTGATGTCCATCAACCCGGTCGGCCTGGTGGTCGCAGGAATCGCCGCGCTGACCGCTGCCGTCATCGTGTGCTGGAACAAGTTCGCCGGATTCCGTGCCGTCATCATGACGGTATGGGATACGGTGAAGGGTTTCGGAGAGATTCTGAAGCAGTACGTACTGGACAGGATCACCGGCATCATCGCCGGTATCGGTCAACTTGGAAGGGCCATCAATAAACTCTTCCATGGTGACTTTGCCGGAGCATGGGAGGCGGCCAAGACAGGCGCCATGGAATTTACCGGCATTACCGCCGGGAGGAATGCGGCCAGTTCGGCCAGGAGCCTGGCGGCCGGCGTGAGAGGCAACTACGGCGCCCATTTGGAGATAGAGCGGCAGAAGCAGGCTGCTAAGGATGCCATCAGCGACCCGAAGGCCGCTGGCGGTACCGGAGCGACGGCCCTTGGCATGCCGGAAGCCGGCGGCACCGGCTCCGGTGCTTCCGCCGGAACCACGGCAAACGCCATCACCACGGGCGGGACGCGAAACACGTCCATCGTCATCAACATCAGCAAATTCTTTGAGGATGTGAACATCAATAACACCAGCGGCCGTGACTTCCCGGAGTTGCGGGATGCCGTGCTCGAAAGTGTCAACCGTTCCCTTGAAATAGCCCTCAGCGCAGCGAAATGACGGAGTTCAGATTCATACTGGAGCAGATGTACCGCCAGATGACGGGACGTCCCTACGGGCTGTTTAACACGGTCCCGCCGGCAGGTCAAGTCCCGCCGATGGAATCCCTGCAGGACATGACGGATGAGCAGCTGGTGGAATACCTGGTTACCAACGCCCGCGGAATTCCCATGGTATTCCCGCTGTCTTTCGCTGTGGAAGGCGGCCCGTGGTGGCTGCTGCCCTACGAGCCCCAGGTGACCATCCAGGGGACCAATTTCCTGGTGAAGAAACAGGTGTCGAAAGGCATCGTGCGCGGAACCATCAAGGAGCGCTGGAGTCAAGGTGACTACCGGATAAGCATCTCCGGCATCCTGATGGGAGACCATGGGCGCTACCCCTCTGAGGACGTGAAGACACTGCGCTCCTACTGCGAGGCTGGAAAGGTACTGGTGAAGTCTCCGCAGATGGAGCTCTTCTCCATCACCCAGATGGTGGTGGAAGACTGGAGTATCCCGTTCACCTCCGGGCAGGCCAACCAGGCCTATACCATCAACGCGGTGAGCGACGACATATACAAGCTTCTGCTCAGGCGTGAAGACTTAAAGCAGATTTAGCGATGTTCACGATGGTGTATGACATAGAGGTCGGTGACTACCGGCTGGGAATGGTGGAGAAGGTCGAGATTGTCCGCTCGGTGGAGAATCTCGCCGACAGCGCCGTGATTACCCTGCCGGGAGCCGAATACAACGCTGCGCTGGACGTCGAGCAGAAGATCCACCGCGGGGACCGCGTCTTCATCCGCCTGGGATACCAGGAGGTAGGCATGGTGACGGAGTTCGAAGGGTGGCTGCAGCGCATCGGATCCGACAACGGTGCCATCACGCTGGAATGCGAGGACGACCTTTTCCTCTTCCGGAAGTCCATACAGGACAAACAGATGGAAAAAGTCACTCTGGATGCCCTGCTGAAGCTGGTCGTGGAAGGTGTCGGCGGGGGGTTCGGAATCGACTGCTCCTACAGCTGGACATACGAAAAGTTCGTCATCAACAGTGCAACCGGATATGACGTCCTGAAGAAAGTCCAGGAGGAATGCGGTGCGGATATCTACATCCAGGACAAAACGCTGCATGTCCATGCCCCCGGTGAAAAGATAGGAGATACCATCTACTACGATTTCGCACAGAATATCCAGGACTGCGACCTCACTTACCGGCGCACAGAGGACCGCCGTGTCCGTGTCGTGGTGAAGGCGCTCCTTCCTGACGGGAAGGTTAAGGAGAAGGAATACGGAACGACCGGTGGAGACAAGGTTGTCGTGAAGTCCGCTTCCAGCGACGATGAGTCGATGCGGCTCCGCGGGGAGAGCGAGCATAAGCGGCTTTCCTTCGACGGTTATGACGGTAACTTTGTGACCTGGCTGGTTCCCTTTGTCAAGCCGGGAGACAAGGCCGTGCTGCACGACCGGGAATACGATTACAAGGATGGCGCATACTATGTGCGCGCCGTCACAACCGAGTTCAGCTCCGACGGGGGAAAACGTACCGTCGAGCTGGGCTATAGACTGACATGATGCCATGACGCAGGAACAACAGCTTTTGAGAAACCTCAGGGCGGCGGTGGGACCCGCTCCTATCTCCGTCTACCAGGGGATTGTCGTGTCTGTGGAGGGCATCACATGCACGGTGCAGTTCGGCTCCATGAAAGTCTCCGGAGTGCGTCTCCGTGCCTCCGAAGCTTCGGATGACGCGCAGCTGCTCATCGTCCCCAGAGTGGGCACGGCGGTCATCGTGGGCTCCCTCTCCGGAGACCTCGCCGAACTGGCGGTGCTGTCGGTCGATGCCATTGACCGCATAGAGATCAACGGAGGGAAGTTGGGAGGCCTCATCAATATCGGGACGCTCACTGACAAGATCAACGAGCTGGTGCAGGCGTTCAACACCCACACGCACACCATTCCTGCAGGGGCGATTGTTTGCGGAGAGTACCCGTCCACTTCGCCGGTAACCGCTCCGGCAGTCCTCCGCCCGGCCGCCAGGCTCAACCGGTCAGACTACGAAGATGACACAGTTAAACACTGATAAAACGATGAAAGGAATTCAACTGACGGA